TCAGCTCCTCAAGTACTTCGACGCCAAGGACCCCCAAAAGGAAATCGACGGATCGCTGATCATAAGACTGGCCGCAGGTAAACTAATCAACCAGAAAGACTACAAGCCCTAATCCAGTGCATCATCATTCTACGGTGCCCCGGCAGCCTGAACGCCAGACCGAAGAAAATGCCGACCAACAAATGACCAACAAATGACAAAAAAGAGGCTCCCGAAAGGAAGCCTCTTTGCTGTTTACAAGGAATGGACATTTAGCCGGGAAGACCTGCCTTGTGCCTGATCTCGCTGTTGGTAGCAACACGGCGCTCTTCAGCCAGAGCAAGGAGATCAGAACGCTTAAAGCGGATCGTTTTACCGTCACCAATGTAGTGAAACGGGATTTTATGATTCTTGACTTTCTCATAGAGAGAGCCACGAGATACCTGCAGTAATTCAGCAGCCTGCTTGTACGTCAGGAACTCCGGACCGGACGGTGCCGGAACCGGCTGCGATAAGTGTACCGCCATAGCGGTGATCATAGAAAGGTAGCGCTGCAGGTGCAAGCTCATCGCCTGTGTGAGAGCAGCCGCTTCATCTGCAGCACCTTTCATCATGTCCAGTATCTGTTCGTTCGTCATATTCTAATACTCCATTTTCGATCATATCTCAACAACCTAAGCCAATGGTATGCCTCCACAGCGAGCGCAGCACCGGCATAGCCAACAACGGCAGCAGGGACAAGCAACAATACAAGCAGCATCTAAAACCCCTCGTCCATGAGCTTTTTGACAGCCAGGACATGGCGATAATGATACAGTTTAGTGACTCCATCCTCCAGATTCTTCCAGGCATGAGGAGACGTTCCCACCAACTCAGCCATAACCTCCAGATCATGCTGTCCCCGGAGCTTGCGAAGAGCAGCACAGGAGAGCTTCATGACCTTAACCAGTTCGGGATCCCTCTGCATCTCCGCATAGGACAACTTTTTCACGGGAGGTATCGGGACAGCCTTCTTAGCCTTTGGGACGGGAGCGGTCTTGGCAACCGGAGAGCGAACACCGTCGTTGAAGCGCATGATCTCCTTCCAGCCTCCACCCTTTTCTTTCTTCACCATGATAAAGACCATGTAAGTCAGCTTGGCGGCGGCGACCTTGAACTTGATGATTGCGTCTTCCCTGGGGAATCCCTTCACCTCGTGGACCTCGACAGGCGCAGCGGGATCCGCAGGGACGACCACGAAGTCCGGCAGGTAGGTACACTTGTCAGCGAGCAGAATCCGAAACGGCTCATAGTGAAACTCACGGATCTGACCGGAGGCACGAAGCACATCCAAATGCTTGGCGTAGTCCTCTTCCCAGTGTGAACTGTAGCTCATAGTCTGCACCCCATATGCATGGGATTGTTGACGCACCTGTCCGCATGCCGTTCACGACCTATATACGCACCGCACTCATGGCACTTCCCGGAGTCTCGTACAGGCACGGTAACCAGCGGATTCAATGACTCGTGCAGAATGATGGCGTATTTCTTGCTGATCTCGATGAGATCGGGGAGATAGCACATAGCGTCGTGATTGAAGCGGTTCTCGCTATCCACGCAATTCTGCACACGCTTCACGACCCCAAGCACGTACTCAAGTTCTTTCTGTGGTGTTTTGTGGATCATGAGCGTCCCTCCCCCATCAGGTACTGTCGCCAGCACTCTTTTATGTCTCTCTGATAGCCGACACAGCAGTTGTTTTGAAACTCTGGGTATATGTCTCTCGGACAATCATCATCCACATTCCAGATATGAATTATCGCCTTCTCCACCGCCTTCGTAAGGCGGGAGTTCTCGGATTCGAGAGAGGCGATGTACTCGTCTTTTATTAGCATATCATTAATTGCCGTTGCTATGGGCGTAAATCCTGCGTCTAATCCAGATTTGCGTTTTGCTTCATACTCATCTTTCGTCATTTGTGACCCCCCTCGGCGGTTCGGGTGATTGGTTCAAAAGTAATATCGCCGCATAGTTTTGGGCGATGTTTGCGTCCCAAGACTGCAATGCCTCAAACGCTATCTTGCTTGCGTTAAGATGGTTTTCAATAGACTTTTCCAACTCGGCAATGTGTTCTTGCTGACGCTTAACCGTTATCTTCAGTTCCCTGTTAGCATCTAAGGCATTATCATAAATAATTGCATCGGGGGCTTTGACGGTATTGACTGGCATATTCCCAAGATATTTATTTTCGGATTCCAACTCGGCAATGCGTGTGCGGAGTCCTTCGTTCTCGGCTTCGAGGGATGCGATGTATTCGCTATCCAAATCAACAAGTCTCGGATAGTAGTCACTATCACAGACATAAGAGTCTTTTAGCTTTTGCTCTGCGTTTTCAAACTCTTGCTTAGTCATTTCCTTCCTCCCTCGGTGGTTCGGGCAGGTATGCCCAGTGTGATACATTGTTTTCCTTGCCTCCGTATCTCCAGAAGTTCCCTGAGTCAATATTGTAGTCTGCAAAATAGGTGCAGCCATTCATTGAGTATATAATGACTGGGATATTGGCTTCGTATTCGTGTGACGGATCAGGCTTCTCATCAGGATACCGATGCCAGACGATAGTCTGCTTCTCCAACTCCTCAATGCGGGAGCGGAGAGCGTCAACATCTTCTCCCCACTCTACAAAGTGCGTGGCGGAGACGTCGATCCACTCAGCATAGATTAGGTTATGGCACGCATTGTTATGATATCCCAAAACCACGGTTGTTGGTTTTTGCAATAGCTCATGTCTTTCCGCTTCGCTTTCAAGCCATTTGCACCTGACAAGCTTTTCAACCTTGCCATCAGTAGACACTCGCAGATCCAAGAGGTTCATTTCCGTAGCATACCGATCAAAGACCAGTACACCGTTTTCGAGACGCATGATACGTATGCGGTAGATCACTTCCCACCTCCTACATTGTCATGCCTTATTTCGCCTACAATGTTATAAAGACTGTAATGTAGCATACTTTCATACGGATGATGGTTTGTGCTGATGTACCCATCTTTGCAAGCTAAAAGAGGGTGCATCTCGTTGCGAGAGTCCTTCATCCAATGGTAGTGATCACGATTCTTTTTCTTGTTTACCCTGAACGCCAATAGGTATTTTGTTGCGATAGGGCTGACGGCATCACTTAACGTAAGCCTTCTTGGGAACAGGTATTTCTTGTATACGCTGCCATGAATCGTAACGCTTCCCTTCCCCAATATGCATAGTAGTTTATTGATTATTTTCACTTCCCACCTCCCGTCAGTTCATTAACGGGATTGGCGTCTGAAGGAATAAGAGATGCAGGATACTCCTGCCGGTAGAATTCGTCACCCACGATACCCTTGAGCGAAGGCTTCACGAAGAGCGGAATATGAAGATTTGTGCAGGTGTTTAGGATAGAATCCATCCAATACGCATCAGGGATCACCTTATCCTTGCGATTCCCCGTCTCAGCGCCCAGGATCACCCAATCAAAGGACTGAAGGATGTCGTCAATGTGCCAGCCAAAGTCACCCTGAATCGGCTCGACGTTCAGTAGCAGACGATGCGTGAGAAGCACCCGGTGATTGTTGATCCAAAACACAAAGGTGCGTTCCATGAATTCCTTGCGACTCGTCACGGTGTAGCCCAGGATGCAGTTCTTAGACATGTCAAGCAGATGAGGAGCGTAGACATTCACGTCACCCTTAGTCAGGAAGATGAAGTCAATCTCCGGGAACTTGGCGATACGATCAAGAACCAGCTTCCACCAGTACACGGACCAGAACTGGACGTCGGACATCGAATTCACGAAGACACGCTTCGTACCCTTAGCAAACCGGCGCTCGAAATTGGCATCCACCCACTGCGGGACAAAGCTCTTCTGCAGAGCGTTCACGCCAAAGCGCTTGGCTATCTTACGAGCGTAGCAGTACGGACATTCGTTCCGGCAACCCCACACGGGATTCCAGACTTCGTCCGCCCATTCAATTTTAGTCTTTGCCATGATGCCCTCCCATCAAGCGATCCCGCTCTATCTTATGACCAAGACCATCATGGGTGGAAGCTAACTCCATATGATTATCCGTAGGGAGGGGAAGACGATCTGGTAGAAAATCCATTCTTTCATACGAATAGATAAGCCTCCTGTTTGCCTTTTTCTTGGCACAGTGACCACAGATAATGCGGTAGGTGTTACGAGCGAGGCAGGCGATAGCAACATCGTCGCCCAGGATGCGGTGACAAGACCAGCAGGTCTCCTGGAAGACGGGATTCAGGGGGATACCGAGTCTACGGTAGGACTTGAGGACCTCAGCCACCCCCACGATGATCCAGACGACCATCGTGAGGGAACCGAGTACGTAGTAGATACTGGGGATCATGACACCTTCACATTGGCATCACGCACGTAGGTGCAGCCAGGGACCTCGACACCGCCGGTCTTGTACAGGTCGGAGATCTGCTTCTTGTCGATGGATATCTTCTCGACGATGTCCGGGAAGTACTGCTTAAGCGCCTGAACCTCAGAGAGCGGCAGTTTTACCTCACCGATCAAATAGCGGACGGGAATAAGAGTATCGTCCTCGATCACTACCTTGATGGGGTTGACGGTCCTGGTGATCTTGTAGACACCATTCGTCATGGTCTTCTGCCCGGCGGCATCCATGAGATTGATCTGAATGTCTTTCAGGCGTTCACCGGTCTTGGTGAGCCGGTCTATCTTGTCCGACCATGCCGAGATCTTGTCCTTGATCGCCGTGATAGCCATAGCAGCCTCCTCCCGGAGGTCCTGAAGGGAGAACAGCGCACCGATAGTCCGAGCGCCGATAGAATCCATGTACGCCTCGATCTCAGGAGTAAGTACCCCGGAGCTGGCTTCCAATTCGTCGAAGAGCCGAGCGTACTCAGCGGAGAGCATCATGTAATTCATGCGACCACCTCTTCCTTGCTATTGATGATACCGGACAGGTAGATGATATAGGCTGCCAATTTCTGAGGATCCTTACAGGTCGGGAGAGTCTTGACGCCCAGATGTTCCTGAACCGCCTGTGACATGCGGGAGGAATCGCCCCAGCCGTCGATATTGCCATTGACCAGGATCTGATGCAGGCGCTTGATCTCGTCCTGCAGGTTCTTCGTTTCTACCGGCACCGTGGCAGCCTTGAGCGAATGCGCCTTCACGATACCCAGCAGAGTAGTGAGCATAGACACGGACGAGGTCTCAAGCGCTGACTTGGCATAGTAATCAGCCTCAGCCTCGGTCATCTTGCGAGCCGAGATCTCCTTGTCGATCTGGTCACGAAGATCGTCGGGATCTTCCTGCGCAGCGTCCACCACGGTAGGGGTATCCTGCACGGGAGCAACGTCAGCCGTAGGGGTAGGCGTAGGGGTATCGGTAGGGGCAGCAGGGGACTCAGCCACGACAGCCGCAGGGGTAGCCTCTGGGGTAACAGGAGAAAAGGGTGTGTCACCACGCTCACGCTTCACCAGACCGGTATAGTAGGCGGTCAGACCGTCGATATCCCAGGCATCGCTCAGATTACGAACTCCCAAACAGGCATTCATCTCTTCACGAACTACGTCCCAGTCAGCATAGATGCCAGCGTTCTTCATAGTCGTGAGCTGCTTGATCACCCTGGCACGAGCCTCTTCTAACTCCTTAGTTAGAACATGAGCCGGAGAGGGATACTGTGTAGCCGGTACAGCAGCGGGAGCAGCCTCGACCACACGCTTCGGACGAGGATCAGCCTGACCGGTGAGCCACGCCTTCACAGGCTCGATGAAGTTCTCACCAGGCAGAGGGAAGACGGCGCCATCAACCAGGTCGCAACGTGACTTGACCACGACCAGGTCATGCTCCATTGTCATGTCGCCGATGATATCGAACTCGTACTCCAGATTGTCACGCTGGATGGGAGCCATGCCGATCTTCTTGGGAGCGTCCTTGCCCCGGTCGTCCTTGACCATGATGTACTCGGTTTTTGAGCGCATGGTACAGACGACATGCATGCCGCAGGCTTTGATCGTGTCCACCATACGGTTCTGCAGCGGTGTCCCGGCGGACCAGCCGGAAGTGTAAGAATTCTTCGCCCGTGAATCGGCGGTCTTCTTGTCGACGAACTCCAGCAGCCCATCCTTACCAGCCCAGGCATGAGAGAGGGAATCGATCACCAGAACGTCAAACCCGGCTTTCTCGGCAGCGATGACGGCGGCGATGTAATTCTCCGGAGCGAAGGATGTCAGCTCCATCACGCTGAAATCGAACTTGTCAGCGTACAGGGATGCGGAACCGAACTCGGTATCCAGAACAGCCACGTTCTTCCCCAGGAGCGAGGCGATGCGCAGCGCAGAGTAGGTCTTCCCAGATCCACTGGGACCCATGAGAGCGAGGCGGAGCTTGCTGTCGTACTTGACCGCCTTAGTGAATTGAATTTGTGTCATTTGATCCTCCAGTCTTTAGTAGTTACAAAAATAGCCGATCCAGAGCAGCGCATAAGCGCCCAGACCGGCGACGATAAGAATGAAACCCAGGACAAGGGAGTCGACGAGGTTCTTGTTGTTTTTTTTCACAGCACGATACCCCGCTGAACCGCCAGGTTAGAATCGGGATTGGCGCAGGCATCCAGAATCTTGGTAGCCTCTACCTGTATACGTAGAGAGGACGCATGCCCCAGCTCGAAGCGACAGAGATTCTTGGGATGAACTCCCACGAGCTGCGCCAACTGCCGCTGCGACATGCGCAGCCCCAGGCGACGTTCCCGAATCTCAGTGTGTGTAAGCAGTTTCACGATAAAACTCCTTGACATTAGTAGTGAACGCTATGAATTTGAACAAGTGCATTAACGTCCACGTGGACAAAATAAAGAATCCTGAATAAACGTCAAGTACTTTATTCAAGAAACTTGTGAAAGGAGGATACCATGACCACTAACAACATCAGGGAGGCAAGACGGGTAAAGGATCTCACGCAAAAAGATCTGGCAAAAAAAATAGGTCTTACTACCTCGGCGATATCCAATTACGAGACTGGAGTCTCTCAGCCGTCTGTTGATATCCTTAAGGAAATAGCCCGCACTTGTGGAGATCGTAGCGAAAACATCTAAGTAAAGCACCCACTACGCCAGCATAAAGCACCGCTAAGTCGGTGCTTTTTTTGTGCCTACAGATAACCAGCATTCAACTTATATAAAGAATCCTGAACTTTATGCTTGACAAGATAACAAGATAGCTTAAATCATGCTCCCAGACGATAGAGTGAAAAGCGCAAAAGAGATTCAAGCGCAAGCACAAAGGCTGGGGAGCCTTCTCCCAGGGGACCCCCGGTCGAAACTCTGACCAGTGGTGGGGGGTACCCTTCTCCGGTGATACCCCCTACCGATTAAACAACCGGAGAAATAAAACAACCGGAGATGAGAAATGCCAAAGAACAGAGCAATATCAGATAGGTTCTGGTACGACAGCTATATTTCGGAGCTGGAATCGACACAGAAGCTGCTATTCCTTTACCTCCTCACTAACCAATTCATCACACTAACCGGTATCTACGAGATACCCATACGAAACATCTCCTTCGATACAGGTATCCCCATAGCGGACGTCACGAAGTACATGGAGAAGTTTGACAGGGACACGAAGATACACTACGTCTCCGGACACATCATCATCCGCAACTGGTCGAAGTACACCAGTTACAACGTCGGACCGGTGCGAACATACGCATACAACCAGATCAAAAACCTACCTACACCTATATGGGAAAAACACCGAGACATAATAGATAACCTACTATCCCTTACCAACCCCAAGAGCACCCCTACCCATAGCCCTACCCATAGCCCTATAACAAAACCAAATATACCCCAAGGGGAGACCTATACCGACACGAAATGTACCCCTACAAAACAAGCCGACATACCCCTACCAATAGGGCAGCCGGAATCTACTTCTACTTCTACTTCTACTACTACTACTTCTTCTATACCCCCTACCCCCAGATACGTCCGGGATGGGAACCGCGTGGTAGATACATGGGAAGGGAGGGAGGATGGGAAGGATTTAAGTCAGCTTCCGGGAGGAGGGAAGGGAGGGGATGGGAAGGATCTTCCGAAGAAAGAGAATGGAGAGATCGACTGGGAAAACGTGAAGTTACCACCCGTACCCACTAAGATAGTGAAAGGCGAGGTGTACGAGCAATGCGCCGAGGGAGTCTGGCTGACATCTAAGCAACAACGAGAACTGAGCCAAAACTTCGGAAACTGGGCATTACTCGAAATCCCTGATGCGGTATCAGAATACATCCAAGAGCAAGGAATGACACTAAAGGACGGATACAAGATGTGCGTGAAATTCTGCGAAAACAGGATGAAGAAGGAGAAGAAGTAATGGCAACCAGAGCAGACGTCAACCACATAATCTACTCCTGCAGCGCCGACATCCCTGAGAACCAGATCGCCATGATCTGCACCAGCACCCCCAACGAATTCGACGTCGACGCCGTGATCTCCTCGCTGATACTGAAAGGAAAGAAGATCACTGTCGCAGGCATCATCAAAGAGATCAAAGCCTGCCCCGTACAACCACCTGAACCATGCGGTAAGTGTTGGTCGCCATACGGGATCCCGATCCTCGATAAGCACGTACACCGGGAAGCACAAGCACGCGGAAGAGGCGAATACGAATGGCTGACCATCCCATGCGTTTATGTTCCCTGTCCCAACTGCTCAGGGACAAACCGAGCAGCCGTCCTCACAGAGCGCATGTCCACTGAAGAGGCAACATGGTCATGGCTGCTTCTGTATGACTACTTCATCTTCCGGCTGCAGCAGAACACAGCACCGGAAAAGTTCAACGTAGCAGACTACTGGCAACTGGAGATTACCCCGGAACTGACAGCACATCAACTCCAGATCGCCAACAGAATCTACGCCGCATCTAATAACAGGGGAGCGGTACCGCAACCCCAAAACATCATAAACAAACTAACTCAGGCGGTCCTTAAGCCTGTGCCATCGGCGCAGCAGGACGTCATACCATTCTGATCAAGGAGGATCACATGGCATACGATCTAAACGAAGTACCAGACGGAGACTACATCGCTACTCCAGGAAAGCAAGACCTGTGCATTACGAAGGTCGAAGAAAACATCATATCTCAGCAAAAAGGCACACCAGGATTCCGCATCACCCTCGCCAACGCTGCCGGACAAACCATCCGTGACACCTTCTGGGAAGTCAAGAACGCAATGTTCCGCATCAAACTCCTGGCAAAGGCGTGTCAACTCCCGGAAAGCGAAATGGCTGTATTTGAGCCGTCAATGGTGCTGGGACACACCGTGACATGCAACATCGTCCCGGACGGACCGGAGTACTTCAAGGTCAGCAAGTACGAAGCCACCGGCAACATCGTCATACCCCCCGAAGACAAAGACGACGCACCGTTCTAAGGATGTGAGAGATGCCTAACGAAGAATTCGAGACCGTAGAAAAGACGCAGATCAAAGTTCCTCTCCCTAACGTGGGGGGGGAACTCACGATCACGATCAAGGGATTCCAGATCAACAACGACCAGGCTGTCGACGTAACTAAAGCAGTCTGCAAGAAACTCAACCTGGAATGGACAGAAGCGAATGTAAAGCACAGCGAAGAGGTCAAAGCCCGCATAGTAAAGCCACATCAGGATCAACTGGAGATACTCGCTGAGGAGCTGCACGACTTCGAAGAAGAACACGGCTGCAAAATCACGGTGTCTAAGACGGACACACCACCATTCCAGGAGGCACTATGAACTCCAAGAAAATCATCATGCCAAAAGCCAGGCAGGTAGGCATGACCCAGATGCAAATCGATGCACTCTCCAGCGAAGAGGAGAAGAAGATAGTGTTCGAAGACCAGATCCAGAAACTGGCATACACTTACCCGCCCACGATGCTGCTAATGGCATGGCGGAAGGCGCTCCCCGATCAATACAAGCCTGGAGAAAGCTACGAGATGGACCGGATACTGAACGAATTCAGGATCGCCGGATACATGGATGACAACGAATCCATTGAAAACATGCTCGCTCACGACGTCCTGGAACTGGTCTCACTGTTCTCCACTCAGGGACACTCAGGCGACTCCGCAGACAACTGCGCCTACCTGTTCCGCCACCTGGTCAACGGCAACCTCCTGACACCGCTCACGGGAGAGGACAGCGAATGGAAACAGATCGAACCCGGCATCTTCCAAAACGTACGTCACGCTTCCGTGTTCAAGGACGGCAAAGACGGCAAAGCACACTGCCCAGCCATCATCTTCCGGGATAGAGCCACCCAGTCAACATTCATCAGGGGAGGAGCGCCAGCCGATAAAGACGACCTCGTCTCCCGGATGTACTTCGACTTCCCCTTCATCCCCCGCAGATTCATGGTAGATGTCGACGTGATCGGAACCGACAATGGGCAGATAGACAGCATCGTCAACCCCGACATGGCACAACTCGCCAAAGCCGAAGAATACTACAACAAAACCACCGAAACAGAGGAGAAATAATGGCACTCGAAACATTGAAAGGAATCAAGGAGATCGGGGGATACCCGGTCATAGTCATGGATGAACTCAGGGAAAAATACCCTGAGAAGTTTAACGAAAGCGGATCGATGGATTACAAGTGGTTTGAGGCTGAAATACGCCCTACCAATTTCATTTATGTCCGCCATGATGTCAACAGCATCAGCTTTACTCTCCAGAATGGACCAATCAAAGAGGTTGGGGAAAATGGCTGCCAGGTGGATACACTGATTCACGCTGCGAAGCTGATCCTGGAGGGGCTCAATGCCAAGTTCCCAAGCGAGTACAACGAGATGGCGATCAACAAACTGGATATGGCTATCCGCCATCTGGAACAGCGTACCAAAGACCGTGAAGCACGCAACGTCGAGGGGACGAGCGCACAGTAATGACCAGAGACACCAATTCAATCGAGAAGAAGAGCGGAATGAACTGCTGCACGTGCGAGATCAATCTGCGGTGCCGGTTCTTCCGCTCCCTCTCACTCCAACAAAAACAAAACCAAATCTGCAAATTCTATACCAATGAACCCCGTGGAGAGTATGACTCACCCCGGAAAAGGAAAGCCGTAGAATGTTAGTTTCGAAACTCAAACCCAACCCAGACAACCCCAGGACCATCAGCGCAGATCACCTCAGCAAGCTGAAGAAATCCATCACTGAATTCAAAGAGATGATGTCCCTGCGCCCAATCATCTACGACCCCAAGACAATGATCGTCCTCGGCGGAAACCAGCGCCTCGCAGCCATTACAGCCCTCGAAATGACCGAAATCCCGGACGACTGGGTAAAAGCAGCCATAGGACTGACGCCCGAACAACAAAAGGAATTTATTCTCAAGGACAACGTCCCGCTCGGCGAATGGGACTGGGATCTACTCATGGCAGACTGGGATACCGACATGCTCGATGACTTCGGCATCGAAATCCCAGAATTCGGTACAGGCAAAGCCAAAACCAAAGCCTCAGAAGATGACTACCAGATCCCACCGCTCGACGAGATACAGACAAACATCGAACTCGGCGACGTGATCACCATCGGTCATCACCGCATCATCTGCGGAGACTCAACCGAGGAAGGCACATTTCGCAAACTCATGAACGAACGCAAAGCCGACATGGTCTTCACCGACCCGCCCTACAACATCAACTACTCCGGAAAAGGCAAGAAGACCAATACAACCATCGCCAACGACAACATGGACCGAGCATCATTCGAGGAATTCCTCACCGCAGCATTCGCCCGAATACTCGAAAACACCAAAGCGAACTGCGGTATCTACGTCTGCCACAACTACGCAGCCCAGCGTGAATTCGAGAACGCCATGAACATTCATAACCTCATAGTGAAGAACCAGATCGTCTGGGTAAAACCGAGCGCTGGCATGGGGATGGGAGACTACCGCCAGATGCACGAGCTGCTCTTCTATGCCTCCCCCGGAAAGAAAACAGTCAAGTTCTACGGCGACCGCAAGCAATACACAGTCTGGAAAGCAGAGTACACCGACGAGCAGATCGTCAAGGCAGTACGCAGAGCATACGAGCGCCAGACGAACGGAGCCTCCACTGTCTGGGAATTCGGGAGAGACAGCAACTACGTACACCCTACACAGAAACCGGTGCTGCTCTGCGCCAAAGCAATCGAGAACTCCAGTAAGGAAGAGGACATCGTCATGGATGCCTTCCTCGGATCAGGATCCACAATGGTAGCAGCGCACCAACTGAACCGCATTTGCTACGGAGCGGAGATGGAGCCACGCTACTGTCAGGCGATCATCAACCGCATGCTGGAACTCCAGCCAGACCTAAGAGTAACGATCAATGACGAAGAATACAGCGCATAGTGTGAACATAAGCAAAGTGACAGGCTCCCGGTCTCTACACCGGGAGCTTACCTTTAGGAGAAACAAGTGAGTAAGATAACTACAATCGACTGGGACCGTGTCGGCAAAATGCTGATGGCTGGCAACGGCGCACCCTCAATAGCCAGAGCGCTTGGCATCAGCGACCAGACACTGTACCGCAGATGCCAGAAAGACCTCAAGATCGCATTCGTGGACTTTCGAGCGCAAAAGCTGCAGGAAGGCAACGACGCCCTATTGACAAAGGGATACACGATGGCTGTGAAAGGCGACCGCACCATGCTGATATTCTACCTGAAGAACCGCTGCGGCTTCGCAGACCGGCAAGTGATCGACCACAGCCTCCCTGAAGACGTGACGAAGGCATGGAACAGCCTCCTCAGCAGACTGGTGATACCGGAAAAATGATCTACCACGAGACTGAACACGGCGTAGGCATCGACCTCAATCATGAGTACTGTGACATCGCCGTCCAGCGCATCACCGCAGAACTACAGCAGGCAGTGATAGACCTATGACCCATTTAGAGCTGCGATCCCAGACACGAGATCTCTTCGCATCCGACTGGAGGATACCGCTCCTCTCCGGACTCGCCATGATCAAGACAAAGGACATGCAGCTCATACCACTCACACCTAACAGAGTACAGCGACGGCTAATCGACATGATCTGGAGACTGGAACAGGAAGGCAAGCCGGTACGCATCGTGATCCCCAAATCCAGACAGCACGGTATATCCACTATCACAGAAGCGATCATCTACTGCAAGGCAGCCTTCCAGCACAACATCAACGCCATCATCGTCGCCGATAAAGGCGAACATGCCTCCAACATCTTTGAGATGTCCCAGCTCATGCACGAGCAGATGGATGAGATGGTCCGGACGGATACCAAGAAGAGCAACGCCTTCGAGCTGTCCTTCTCCGAAAATCATAGCAAAATTGAGATCGGCACCACCGGTCGATCAGGCACATACCACATATTCCACTCATCAGAAACAGCACTTTATCAGCAATGTGAGAAAACCATGCTTGGCGTCCTGCAGACCGTCCCGGACCTCCCCGGCACGATGGTGATCATGGAATCCACCGGAAACGGCATAGGAAACTACTTCCACAAGCGCTGTCTGGACGCCAAAGCTGGCAGAATACAGGACATCCTCTTCTTCATCCCGTGGTACGAGAACGACGATAATGTCATGGCTGCGGACCCGGAGATGCAGCTGCAGAGCGAAGGAGAATTCGGGAACGAGCTGTTCTACCAGAAAGAGTACAATCTAACTCTGCATCAACTCGCATGGCGCCGGTACAGCATTGCAGATAAATGCGGCGGCGATCTTCACAAATTCATGCAGGAGTACCCAGCCTCTCTGGAGGAATGCTTCCAGGGATCAGGATACCCCGTATTTGATCACGAGATGCTGATGTGGATGGAAGAGCATGGCGTGGTATTTCCCAAGTACACAGGCGTCATAGACGACAACTTCATCGACATAGGTCACGACACACGAGGATGGCTGAAAATATGGGATAAGCCGGACACCGTAAAGTACAAACACCGCTACTGTATCGGAGCCGATACCGGCGGAGTATGGGAGGGAGCAGACTACTCCTGCGCCTACGTTTACGACAGACTGAAACGGCATGTCGTCGCCATGATCCACGGACACTTCGACGCCTATGTCTACGCCGGACACCTGGTCACACTGGCGAAATGGTATCAGAACGCCAAACTCGCCGTCGAATCCAACAAATGGGACTCGGAGACAGATGACATGGGGACGGCGGTGATCGACAACATCACGAAGCGCTACAAATACAGCAATTTCTACACACGCAAGGTTAGAGACAACCAGGAGAACACCGAGACCACCAGGATCGGCTGGAACACCAACCCTGAAACGAAGCAGCTCCTCGTGGACCGTCTGCGCAGATTCGTGAACCAATGGAAAGAAGACCCCACCGGATTCAGGGATAGAGAACTACTGCAGGAGATGCGCACGTACATCGTTACGGCGACCAAGACCGGCAAAACGAGCTGGAACGCCGCCGAAGGGAACAAGGACGACAGGGTAATGTCATTTGGAATCACGCTCTGCGTAGCGGACGAAATGCCCGCACCGGTAGTGTACATGGAATACCGCACAGAATCAACCTATGACCCCATAAAGGCGATAATATGAACCCAATGAAAGACTATCCGAGCCTGGCGGAGATACTGAAGCACCAACAGGAAGAGCAAGAGCAGATCAAGCAGAGCAAGAAGTACCTGACCAAAGAACACGCCCGGTACACCCACATCAGGCAGAACAACGCAGCCACATTCCAAAGATTTGTACGAGGGAAGAAGCGATGAGAAAGCAATGGACATGTACGATCTGCGGTCAATGCGGCTCGTCACCACACGCCAGAGCCAAAGAACAGGCACTGTATCGCCACAGGAAACTAAACCATCCAGAGGCGATCGATGAACGCAAAAACTCATATAAGAAACCGCAGAATACACTCTGCAGCGACACTTGTGTAAGCTGGACTGGGAAGAAAATATGCATGGTAGGCAACGTCACGTCACCCGGCGAAGAACGCTCCTGCCATCGAAAGGATTCATGATGAACAACTACGCAAAGAAATTCGAAGCACAGGAGCGATCCCTGTTCAACACCGATCACTGGACGATGCTATTCAACCAGGCGAAGGCATACCGCATGCTGACGGGATGGGACCAGAAAGCCGAAGATGCGCTACGGATACGAAAAAACGATCTCCCTCTCAGGGACATCGCCGCCGCACCCGGATGGAAAGGCATCTTCTACGTCGATAACTGGCTATACAAGGGAATCAAATGGCTGGTGAGCATGCAGACCGGCGCAAGCCTCTCCATCGACCTAAAAGGCTTTGGCGGAACAGCCACGCCGAACCAGGATCTCCTGGAAATGGAGATGAACTTCGCCAATGACCAATTTAACTTCCAAGATACCGTAGAGGACTGTCTATACGAGCGCTACTACCCCGGCTTTGGTGTCGCACGAGGCATCTGGAACACCAGAGACATCCGACCCCAATACCTCACAGGAACGCCGTCTCTGGAGTACATCTCGCCCATGAACATCTACTTTGACCCGGCAACCCGGAAACGTGACAAGTCTGACGCCCGGCACATCTTCCACTTGGAGTACTACGACCTCGCCGAGATGCGGCGCAGATACCCGAAGTACGCTCATCTCATCCCCGAAACAGAGGATCCCAAGCGCATGGAAGCAACCGGACTCACCCGTGTCCTGACAGTACAGTACAAGAAGACGATCACCGTAGACAAGGTCTACATTCAGGACCGAGAAAGCGGAGCATCACAGGACTTCCTCGCCTCAGAATGGCAGGAATATATCGAGATGGTAGCGGATGACCCAGCCACCGTCCAGCAGTACAACGAAGAGAACCCCGGAGTATCATACGAAGACTGGATCGTAGCAGGCGGATTCCTGCCGGAGAAGGTGATCATGTCCGGACCGCTGGAAAGCGAAGAGAAAGCCGTGTTCCAGGCGATCTACCTGATCGAATCCGGCGTTATCCTGTCGCAGCCACAGTACGTCGGCAAGGATTACACATACTTCATCCTGATAGGTAACCACGAGCCTGACAGCGCCTACCCGGTCGGACTTGCGACGCAGATGGCAGGGATGCTCGAACTCAGCATCATAACCATGACAGTGATGGCGCTGCAGGCGATCAAGATGCACAAGAACGAGAAGCTGATCCAGAAGGGAGCGCTCGTCAACGAGAAGGAATACATCGAGAAAGGCTACCAGATCGGAATGAACCCCATCGTGGACGAGGACTGGCAGTCAAAACACCGAGGCGTCAAAGCTGTCGAGAACATCCCCACCCCTGACTTCCCCACAGCGCTGACGGTACTGAATCAGCACCTTGTGAACGCACAACAGACCTTTACCGGTGCTGTAGACGTGAACATGGGACAATCTCCCACCGGCGACTCAGGCGTGAAGGTAGCGCAGCTACAAATGGCGTCCAGAGTATATCAGCGGGAAGACCTCGAAGGACTGCGCCGCTTCATCACACAGATCATGGAATGGCTGAAGAACCAGATATGTCAATTCCGCAACTACCCTCACCAGATCGAAGGCATCGACGAATCCAACGCCTCGGCAATCCTGAACGTAGCCACTGACGTAGCCAACCGGCTGAACGGTGACAACTACTACGTCGAGATCACGCTGCAGGAGAACCAAGAGGTCGTGAAACAGATCGAGCAGGAGATCGCCACCACGATGTTTGACAAGGGACTGATGTCACCCCTTGACTACCTGCGAGAGATGGATAGACCCAACCCTGAACGCCAGCTCGCCAATGCCCAGGAAGCCAGCGGAGATAGAGCCATTCTCGAAGCTGTTCAGGCGAACCCGGAAATCCTGCAGTACCTGCAGCAATTCATCCAGGGAGCCATCCCCGAAAAGGTGCAGAGCAAGGCGCAGGTAGCGTAAACGATGTTGATAGAAGTCTCGCTGAAGCAGAAATTGATCATAGACAAAATAAATTGCTTGACAAAATCACAAGCCTACGGAGATATTGTCATTGTGATGCGGAAGGGAAAAATCGCCGATATCACAATCAGTGAGAAAATTAAGCTGCAAGATGAAAAGGAAGAACCTGATTCAAACAGCTTGAGAAAATAACACAGCCAAACGGAAGAACCGAAAGAGCTGTGATCCTGTAAAAGGGATCACGGCTCTTTTTTTATGTCAGATCGGCAATGCCAGCATCCGTGAACCCGGCAATGACACGGTAACCGAATAAGGAGACAGAATGGACCCAGAACAAATCGACGCAGCATTAGAAACGGAGACCCTCGAAATCGATGGGAAACAGGTAGAGGCACGTCTCGACAAGGACACCAATACCATCACCATCGCTCGTCCGGAAGGAATGACCGACGATGAATTCACACAATTCCAAAAAGACATTAGCGAAGGAACCAAGCTCGCACCACTCTACTACGGCAAACTCAACGATCTGAATCGCAGGAAAGCCGAACTCGATGCCGAAACCCTGAAAGTCAAAGCAGAGAAAGATGCAGCTCCCGCCACTCCTGATCCTATCACTCCAGCGGACATCAAACCGCTCTGGCAGGAACTGGGACTGGAGAGCGAGGACGATCTTGAGGATTACGCAGCGGATAATCCAGGCAAATTCATGGCAGCAGCCACGGCACACGCCACTCAATCAGCACGAGCTGAGGCAATGAAGTCAATAGCTGACATGACCGAGAAAACCTCGGCAGCGCAGAAGATGCAGACCCTGGAAAATCAGATACGCAGCGCCGGTCACGACCCGGACGAGGTGATAGCCTTCGCCAGACAGAATCAAATGCCGTTTGGTGATTCTGCCTACGAGTATTACTGCATGGTACACGCCGACAAGGTGAACCCCATCATAGAGGCGCAAATCCAGGCACAGAAGGCACACATCAACTACGTGGATCCGACTCATTTCCGTCTGAAACCAAACTACAAACCAGAGGAACTCAAGAGCCTGCCAGACGCAGAACTGGAAGCCTTGATCACTCACGCAAAGGAAATAGTTCGCTCCCGTTAACAACGGAGTAACCCATCATGGAAAGAAACGAAGCAATCCTCCTGGCAGTGCAGGCGATAGCCACGAAGCAGCGCCGGGAAAGATATGACCACCTCTTCTGGTCCAAGTACAAGAAGAGCATCAATCCGCAGGGAGAGAATCCCAACAACGATCCCTCCCAGCTACACCCCACCGGAGCGGTGATCGAAGTCAACGACGGCTTAAAAACCCACGGACTCGGCGACCGCATGATCATCCCCATGCTCTCCCCGCTCACCGGACCCGGTCGTTACGGCGACAGCGTCATGCTTGGTCACGAGGAAAGCCACGCCCGCCGTATCGCCTACGTCCACTACAACAAGGTGCGCAAAAGCGCAGTCTTGCGTGAAGGCGAGATGGACGAGATCCGTGAAGACAAGATCAAGGCTGCAGAGTACTGCGGTCCGGATCTCCTGGACTGGCACGAGAAAATGGAGAACTGGGACATCACCAGAACCTTCTACGAAGGCATCAGTGAATCCCTGACCACCATGACCGCCGCCGAACAGGTGATCCACGGTCAAACCCTCCAACTCAACAAACGCTTCCACCCGAACCTGTACCTATTCTCCGGAGCCACCCCTGCTACCGGTACACTGAAACGTGTCGGTACTGCAGGTAAATTCCCCACGATGTCGCAGATATACAACGCCGCCAGCGGAGCAGCCGCTGAAATCGATGGCACAACCCTGGGTAATGCCTCGGCACCCCTGGGATTCACCACCCACACTGTTCGCCAGATGCGCAAGCTGGTGTACTCCGGCGCCTGTCGCATCGCCCCCCTGTTCCAGATGAACAGCGTTAACTTCTGGGGAGTACTGATCCACCCGGACCAGGCTGATACCCTGATGAACGACGAGCTGTTCCTAAAGACCCTCCAGAGCACACTGTGGAAGACACTCCAGGAGAACCCGCAGGTCAGCGGATCAATCGGATTCTACGGAAACTTCGTGTTCTTTGAGGACCCGACCGCCGTCCGTGGATTCGCAGGATCGAGCAATACCACAGTGAACGTGATCGGTACCAAGACCCTGCAGTACGATGAGGAAGACAAGAGCAACCCTCGCTTCGACCCCATCGAAGGCTGTATCGAGAACACCAATCTGGAGAACAAGGTCGCCATCATCTTCGGTGCTTCCGCACTGGGACAGGCGCTGCATAGCGCAGTCAACTACCACTTCGAAGACGCTGATTATCAGAACTGGAAGGGAATGGAAGCACGTGCCATTTATGGCTACGAACGCCTTGATTTCGTCCCGATGTCTCAGATCAGCAAATTCGAATCCGACGTCGCAAACATCACCAACGTCTATAATCGCAGCTCCGCTCTGATTATGACATGGCAATAAAGGGAGGGGAGAATGAACAGCGTACATCTCCAGAAATTCAACGCCTCCGGTAACCGCACCCTCAAGGTTGTAGGCGTCATCACCGGCAGTACCGCCGGTACAGTGACGTACGTCTGCCGCCCCGAAGTGCCCAGCATCCTGGTAGGTGTGAAGCTAACCCTTCTAACCAATACCGAAACAGGAGGCAAGGTCACCACGATCACCAAAGTAACCTCCACCGACCCCGATCTCACCCCAGGAGCAATCCTCCCCGGAGCGAGCATCACATCCTCACCGGTTAGCAATAGCAACCTCTTCTCGCACACCCTGCCCAGCAATGCACTTACGCACGTGAATGCGCTTCCGCTGGCACACCTGGATACCGAGAGAGAGATTGACTTATCCAACAACGAGGCGGTCCTCATTAGTATCGCAGCTCTAACAGCCGATAAGGTGATGACAGCCATCTTGGAACTTGAATTCCTTCCTGTATAACCCCAGGTCACAGTAAGCACAAGCTGTCGGGAGCGACACAGATCCTCCTCGCTCCCGGCGGTTTTCTTCAAGGAGTAACCATGCTCAGTAAAGATCTTAACCGGCGAGTCAAGAACTCGCTCATAGAAGCCTCCACCGACGAATACCCCACGCTCACCAAAGAGCAGCGCATCGCAGCCTTAGAACTATCAGTCGACGATGTCACATCCGGAGCGCTGGCACGGCTGCTGGCACTCGAAGCCATGATCCCCACCGTCGCCGCTGAAGGCCCGAACAACTATCACGCAGCAACCGGTGTGATGGTGATCGATGAAGGCGTCTCACTCAACTTCACATCGAAGGCTGGCGCCGCAATCGGAAACAACACAAAGGTGCGACTTGTCGACCCGGCAGCGGAGAACACCACTATCGACGTAGAAGTGTCAGACTATGAAATTCACGTAACCCTCGCCAGCACCGGAGCCGCAATCACATCTACTGTCGCAAACATCAAGGCAGCTATTGAAGCTAAAGCCGAGGCTCATGCGCTTGTAGGTGTCACGATTACCGGAACCACGTCAACCGTCATTGGAACGGTTCCTGAAGAACTTACCCTGGCATCTGGCATAGATGCGACAAAGGCGGCAGCCGCAAAGATGATCATCGCAGCGGGAAAGCTCTACGTAGCCGTCAAAGAAATCGATGCTTTCGACATAGCGGATGGATGGGTACTGGTAGGACCCGCATAATGAAAGGCACAGCAGAATTCATGCAGACACTGGATCAGCGCAAACCACAGGCGAACCCACCGCTTCCGATGCCTCGTGACACAAGTCAGTATGTCCACGACCTGTGCAAAGCCAAAGGGATGCCTCAGCCGCCTGACAGGACACCAATCGCACCTGTTCCGGAACGAGACCCCATTCTCCCCGCCGTAGCAGAATATCTGCTTAGAGAAGGCAAGGCGTCCGGAGCGATGGTAGTGAAAGAGTTTGGCGTTACAAGGGACAGAGCCAGAGCGATCATCAAGCAGCTTGAGGCAGATGGTGTCGTAGGACCCGACAACGGCAACCAGCCACGTACCGTCGTGGAGACCCTGGACGGGACACCGTTCAGACCGTCGCCCATAGAAAGCGAAGAAGACATCACTGATACCGGTAGAGAGATCATCGAGGTTTTATGAAACCTGACATGCTCATCGCACATATCACCGCCCAGGCTCCGGAGATGCCAGCCCACAAGGTTTCGGCATACCTGCTGGAATTTGTGGAGACACTCCGGACACAGGGGAAAGAAGACACTGTCACAATCGACAACTTCAATAACCAGGGACACAGCGCAAGAGTCCCCGAATACGTCATGGACGTTCATGCGGTCTACGCCGACGGCATAGCCGTGTCAGGGATCATGTCCGAGGAATCAGCCATGTTCATCATGAATGGATTCCCTGACGATTACCTCACGGACTTAGATCCGGACACCAACACCGAAGAAACGCTGCTCGACGACTACGGTTACGAGCTGGAGGAATAATGCCTAAACTTAGAGACACCGACGACATCGCCATAGACCTGGCGCTCACACATAAACTGATCGGAAACATACCTGAAGCAAATTCAGGAGCAGGGAAACTCGTCCAGATAGCGCTGCAGAAGGTCAAAGACCTGCTGCTGGGACTCAATGTCGAGATCGGCGGAGACGCATCCGGAGACATTCTGACTACGGACGGCACACAGCCAATATCCAATAAGGCGATCACCGAATCAGCAATAGACGCACTCACCACCGTGGTCATTGACGGCGTCGCAACGGCGATTGGCGAGGCGATCAACCTCAAGGCAGCCACGACCACCATGAACGCTGCGCTTCTTCTAAAAGAGGACAAGATAGCCGCCTCAAACAGACCATACATGGCGATCATGGCGAAAAAATCGAGCGGATCTGGTGTGATCGCTATCGCCCCGGCTGACCTGCTTGTGTCACTTGTAGGAGCCGGTACTACCGGACTTGGCGTGAACGGAGAAGGATTGATCGTTCAGGTTTACACCGTAGGACAGAGCGAGGATACCTTCCTCCATAACCCCGTAATCGTCACCACATACGACGGAGACGCCGTCCTATTGGGACTTAACATTTCGGGACTGGTTAACAGCACGGACTACCATGTCTCTATCGTAGCCAGGATAATAGGTCTGTCATAATGGCTACCATCCAGGAGATCATGGCAAGCCCCGGATACCTCTCACCATTCAGCGGTAATCGCTACCGTGTGGTCAGAGACAGGATAGTCTTCGGTCAAAGCATGGCAGGCAAGACTGTGGTACTGGTCTGCAAGATCGCCGACCCCAAGCTAACCGTGGACACACTCCCTGAACGCTTCCAACTCGCCGCCACCTATTGGGTACTGCATCGCCACTATTCCGAGACTGATGCCAATAAATCCAGCTACTACCACGACCTGTACAGCAGCGAATGGATGAAGACCAGGCATCAGCGCACAGGGACGCCACTGGTTAACCTGGGGGATAGGTTCTGATGAAATGGTCTGAAGTATACACCGAGATCCTCAGCAGAGCCGGAGAAGGCTACGACGCCTACCTGAGCAGAGCCACAGAGATGTTCTGGAAGGCGGTAAGTAACATAATCAACACCGGCGAATTCGACGATAATGAGGTCAGGTACATGGTGTCCAGATACACCAGGACCATCAGCAGGGAAGACTTTGCCAACGGAAAATACAACCTGATGCGCATCTGGAGCGACCAGGCTGTCCCGGATGAAAACCTGACCCCGTTTGTCACCCACGAGATATTCCGCTACAACGTAGAACTGACACCGGTCGCACCCACCTTCATGAAGTTTAATCAGGTCACGATGGAAACCCTGCGCTCTTCCCACATCCTCGCATCACTAAGCGAAGCCACTGGGATTCGTAGCCTGATCTGGTCATTCGACTACCCCGACATCACGATATCGACAATCACGGCACACCAGCCATTCCGCTGTAACGCCACGCTGTCGACTTATGGAATCCCCCGGACAGCCATGCAGGACGCAGACACTTCATCTGACCTGTACATGAGCCATAACTTTCTAATCCGGGCAATTGAGACGGCAGTGAAGCTGCTAAAAACCGAAACAGAATAAGGAGTTACAATGAAACGAATCATCCTCTTTCTAATCCTGATCATCTGCATCCTTACGCCGCTAATGGCTGGAACGGATGGGAACGACTGGGGAGATCTGGGCAGGAGCGTCCTTCTGATCCTGTCCCCCATCCTGATTACCGCTGCTGCAGCGCTCGGTGAGAAGCTGTTCAGAAAACTTGGAATCGACGTAGAGGGAGCCATCATCGAACGTGTGTTTGCTGAGATTCTTCAGTTTATTCTCAAGGCAGAGAAGACGCACAAAACCGCAACCGAGAAGATGTCTGAGGTCGTGGACCGGACGTACGGCATGCTAACAAAGAAACAGCGTGCCATCGTCGAAAAGCGATATGGCAGCATCGAGAACGCTGTCGAGGTCGTGTTCCAGCAATCATCAATTGCAAAGAAAACAAGCAAAACGTAGTCAGCAATGAAAGATCCGCAAATGTTTCAGCTTGCAATGTACCTATTGGGATTGCTCATCGGAATCCTGATCGGTCTTGTCGTCTATGTCTGGAAAACCAGCCAGGCAGAGGTGCGAGCGCTTAGGGTACTGAATGACAAGTTGGATGAGAAGGCAATAGCCATAGAACGTCGTGTCGCCACCATCGAGAGCCGGTGCATGACCCACGATAAAACTGATGTCAGTGAAACTGCATTGCGCAAAATCGTGAGAGAGGAGCTGCAGGCGTCAATGGAGACATTCAGCGACTCATTCACGCTCAAACTGATCGAAAACGGATACATCACTACCCCAAAACAACGAAAGGCTAACACCAAGCCATGAGCAGCACCAGAGAACTACTATCCGGAGGGATGGCGAACGCTCTCCCCCCGGATCTTTTACCTGCAGGTACCGCAGCGCTGATCCAGAACATGCGGATCGACGCAGATGGCACGTGGAGAGCGATACCAGCCCCGGAACTAATGCAGGAGGGACTCGACACACCGCTCGGCAGTAACACATGGGACTGGCAGCCAGCCAACCTTCCTGACGGATGCATTGAATCCGTGGTGTACATTACATTCGACGGCGACGGCAACGTACTCATGACCTACAAGAAAAGCTCTGGATATTACACCACCGACCCGCTGCAGACCGACGTCAATATCCTGAAGCTGCAGGTAAGCAAGGACGCACAGCAATTCCTTTTCATAGACGGCAGAGACGGCATGGCAGCACAGCGCATCGTGATCGATGCTGATGGCTTTATCACCGGCCGCCGGTTCGGGACACAGCAGCCGATCACCGCCCCGATCATTCGCCAGATAGACTGCTCCAAATACGAGGATCAGCAATATACCGGTATGCCGATGGGATCCATACTCTTTTATGCTTACTGCATCGTCAACGAATACGGCGAGCGTAGCAACCCCAGCCCCACCATAGTCTGCGATACATCCCAATGGTTCGCAAAGGGATCCGTACTGATGGACGTGTACGAATACAGCGATATCAACCGAGGCTCAATTAAGAAGGTGACCCTCGAATGCGCCATACCGGTACCGGCAGAATCGAAACGAATAGAGATCTACCGGACATCAGCAGAGTACCACGAGAGCAACGTCCCGATGGAAGGGATGAAGCTCGTCCTGTCCCAGGACATCTCATCGACTGACACATCCGTGTCCGTCACCGATTCAAGTTTTTACTCTCCCGTAGCGATTGACTACGAGAACGACAGCGCCCCCGCCGGAGACGATCTCGTCCTGGACATGGGAACGGTATTTATTGCCAACGCCGTTTCAGACCGCACATTTGCGGCACCGGTAGAGAAGGTTTGGGCAATCAGGCTTAACAACAAGAACTCACTGAACTATGTGAACCGCTGGATCACGATAGACATCCGGGACGACGTAGCACACGCACTTCCCGGTCTAAGCAGTCTTGACTATTTTGCGGGACTGAGCAGCGCCAACCTCTTGAGCGCACCAAGCACCAAATCCCTGCGATTTGTGGACTCGGATATGATCACGCCCATAACTGCATACTGCCACGGCAATGCTCAGTATGCGACGATTTACCCCCTTCAAGAGGCATTGCACACCACTAAGGCGTGGAAGCTCGTTCACCTCCAGATTCCTTATCTGCAAGCCAACACGGAAAAGACCATTTATCTGGTGCAATTCACGGAGCTGGTTAGCTACGGTGCAGATGCCACTGTGATAGGGACAGAGGCAGCTTCCAGGCTGTTTCATGACGAGATACTCGACAACCCGGTCAGAGACGAGAACTGCCTAATCACCGTGGGGAGGATGCGCAATACCCCGCCGGTCGTCGGAGGCAACCAAGCCCCAGGCGTGAACAAGGCGAACAGATATTGGGAGAAGATACTCTACGACTGCCAGGAAATCCTTACGGGATCGATGCCCATCATCATTGACGACGAGGTGATCAATAAACTGATATCGTCAGAAGAGAACACGCACGGATTTCTAAGACCAACGATCAACGGCACCTTAGCCAGCGCAGAATACGAGCGAGACGACGGAATCCCAGCCAAAGAAA